GTTCTCAATTCTGGATCTGTGGCTGATGGCACGTACACCGCAAGTTTGCCAAGCGTCAGAGCGGCCGGTAATGGCTGGTGGTGCAAATTTGTTATCGGTGAGGTCACAGGCGGCGACGTTCTGATTAGCGCATCAGCTGATGATACAACTTCGATGTTCGTGCATAAGCCCATGTCTCGCAATGATGTAGCATATGGCAACGGCGCTTACTACAACGCCTACTATGAGGTCCATTCGCGCGGACTCGGACTTCCCGGTCCCGGCCGCGTGCCGATGTTTGGGACCAACATGGTTTTTGTACCTCAAAATATTGCGTCCGCTGGTTCTGTCCGCTTTACAATCTCTTCGTCTGCTAATCCTGGCGGCTGCATGCAGGACAATCTTTCTTATGATTATTATCTTTCTTATGACGATTTCCAACCGAGCGCCAGCTGCGTGGTTAACGATACACTAGAATTGATGACCGATGGCGTACGCTGGTACGGCCAAACCACTTTAGATTCTTCAGTATCACTATTGGATGGAACTGAAAATCCTTGTTTAGCACTTACTGCTTCACTGACGTATGGCTACGGTGGCTCCGGCGAGATCATCATATGATGAGGCCGGCGTAGCTGCAGACGGCTAGAAAGAAGTGATATATTTATCGTAAAAGGGAAAACGTATTATGGGAAAAAAGAAAAAGCTTATGACTAATAGACGCGGCGGGAAATTTGCCGGCCATCCGGCAGTAAGAGCAGCTCGTTCAAAATTGCGCGAAGCCCAAAAGGCCCGACGCTCCGCACCGAAGCCAGCTCCGAAAGCTATAACAGAAGCTGTTAAAGAAGCTCGAAAAGAGGTTGTGAAGGTTCAGAAAGAAGCTCGACAAGAGATCAGGAAAACACGCACAGCCAAAAAAGCGCCCAAAAAGTCGACTAAAACAACTACAACAAAAGCCAAGGCCAAGAAAACGGTTCTTGAAAAAGTAAAAGAAGTTGTGGCACCAAAGAAAAGTACCAAGAAGAAGGAAGCGCCTGAAGAAGAAACAAACTCTCCTGACTAATTATATTGTATAGGAGACTTTCATGAATGGCGACACCGACACTTACACCTAGTTCACAAACATCAGCTGTTGTCTTGCCATCAACAGGTAGTCTTGTTGTAGCTGGTGATTCTGCAAATTATCCGTATGGTCTTTATGCAGACGCTGGTTCACAACTGTTTGATACTAACTTTATTACTGGCGCAGTTGAACAAGTTAATTTCACCTACAGGAAGCTTGGTGGTGATGTTCTTGATATTGAGTTAACTGATAAAAATATTTATGCTGCTTATGAAGAAGCAGTATTGGAATATTCATATATCGTTAACGTGCATCAAGCCAAAAATGTGTTACATAGTTCTTTAGGCGCGACAACTGGAACTTTTGATCAAGATGGCCAGCGAACTGATTCTTTGAGCGGCAGCAACGTTGAATTGAAGTATCCTAAATACAAATTGGGATATTCAAAAAAGATTATGGACAATACGATTATGGAATCCGGCCTTGGCGGCACCGCTGCTGTGTATTCAGGATCTATTGCCACAAATAGGCTGCAGCAGGATTATGATTTGCAACAAGAAATTCAAACTAATTCTTTGACTGCTAGTTTTGATTATTTTAGTAAAATTAACAACAAACGGGTTATCATAAGAAGAGTATATTTTAAAACGCCACATGCAATGTGGAGGTTTTATGGTTATTATGGTGGCTTGAATGCAGTAGGCAATATGTCAACTTATGGTATGTATGCTGATGACTCTACTTTTGAAGTAATTCCGCCATGGCAAAATAAATTGCAAGCGATAACGTATGAAGATGCAATTTATACACGAAATTCTCACTATTCTTATGAAATTAAAAATAATAAATTAAGAGTATTCCCGATTCCAACAAGCACCAGTCCAAGAAAGATTTGGTTCGAATTCACAGTTGAGGAAGATCCATGGGAAGATCAGGATGATCGCAAAGGTGGCTTGGACGGTGTTAATAACATGAACACTTTGCCTCTGGCAAATATACCTTATCGGAGCATTAATAGTATAGGAAAACAGTGGATTAGAAGATTTACTATAGCTTTGTGCAAAGAAGTCCTTGGTCAGATTCGAAGTAAGTTTGCCACAATTCCAATTCCCGGGGCTTCAGTAACACTTAACGGGCCCGCAATGATTACAGAAGCTAAAGCGGAACAAAAAGAGTTGAGGGAAGAACTGCAGAAGGTGTTAGATGAGTTAACTTATCAAAAACTTACAGAAGCACAAAATGATATGGCCAAGAACACTCAGGAGTTAGCACGTACATATCCATATTCTGTCTACCAGGGGTAAAATTTAAATGGCGAGTGAAAAAAATAAATGGACGCAGCCAACTCAGCCACCCCCTCCTCTTTTTCTTGGTGAAAAAGAACGAGACTTGGTTAAACAGGTTAATGATGAGTTAATTGAAAGAGTAATTGGACAACAAATTGCATATTATCCAATTGATCTAGAACATACAAATTTTCATTCGTTATATAATGAAGCGGTTGTTAAAACTTTTTTGCCTCCTGTCAGGGTCTATGCTTTGGTTGAATTTATGGGCCAAACAACACAAACTGATAAATATGGTATAGACAAGACTGTAAAAATAAAAGTTCATTTTCACAAAAGAAGATTAACTGAAGATCAAGATCTTTTCGTCCGCGAAGGTGATTTTGTTGCCTATGGTGAAAACCATTATGAAATAGTCAAATTAGAAGAGACAAAAGAACTATTTGGCCAGGCGGATAGAAGAATTGAAATATCTGCTGAATGTATCAAGTCTAGAGAGGGCCTTTTTGATGGCACATAAAGATTCTATAAATGAAGATGTGGCAAGAGATGTTCCAAGATACAAATCTGAGCTGGAAGATATCGATATGGCTTTATATAACTTTATTAATGACTCTTTGGATTTAAAAACAACAACTAATAAAGGTTTCGAAAAAGTACCGGTAATATGGGCGGGATCCGAAAGGGCCCATAATATAAAAAATACCGATATAAGGCGTGATAAGACTGGGCAGATCATTTTGCCAGTTATTGTTGTTGAAAGAACAAAAGTTACAAAACAATTCGAAAACAAAGGTGTTCCATATGCTGCAGTTGATCCTCAGGGTGATTTGAAAGGCGGCCTTTTAACAATTAATAAGGTTATTAAACAAGATAAGACTTCTAATTTCGCTAATATGGATGCTTATAAAGCTCGAAATCAAACTAATTTCCCTACATATAGGCACAAGAAAAACAACAAAGTTGTCTTCGAGACCATCACCATACCTATACCCATATATGTGGAATTAGGATACGATATATCTATCAGAACCGAGTATCAGGAGCAAATGAATGATATCACGGTGCCCTTCATTCGTAGGGCCCATGCTCATAAGAGAATTATGATTAGTCACAACTATAATAATTATGAAGCTTTTATAGAGGGAGACCTGGCGTTAGCCAACAATGTCTCCTCTTATGAGCAGAATGAACGCAAGTATGAAACGAAACTAGCCATTAATGTTTTAGGGTATCTTATAGGTGACGGTAAAAACCAAAGTCAGCGCAGAACTGTAAGAAGGGAAAACGCTGTACAAATACGTTTTGCTAGGGAACGAATCATCATTGGAGATGAAGATGGAGAATTTAGATTTTAAAGGAGTTTCCAACCAGCCAAGACTATTTAATTATGAAAATGTGTATTTTATTTTAGTTTAAACTAGAGATTATCCAAGGGAGCTATAAACATGGCAGTTGACAAATTTAAATTTATTTCACCCGGTGTTTTCATCGATGAAATTGATGAATCCGCTTTACCGCCGCTTCCCGAGCGAATGGGCCCGGTGATTGTAGGACGTTTCGCAAAGGGCCCGGCCAACCGACCGGTCAAGGTAGAGTCATTTAAAGAATTCGTTCAATTATTTGGACGCCCATCTGCTGGAAACCCTGGAGGTGACATCTGGCGTACTGGTGCTTTGACTGCACCGACTTATGCTGCATATGCAGTTCAGGCTTGGCTACGAAATAATTCTCCCTGCACAGTATATCGAGTTTTGGGTGAACACCCTTCGACTGCTGAAACTAGTTTTGCAATTGCAGAAGGGGGCCTCCCGGGGTGGAGAACTCAAAATACTTTAAGTAGTTCACTTACTACCGCCGGCGGAGCATATGGTCTTGTTGTATTCCCTGTTCATTGTGGCGCCCTGTGCACTGGGTCTGCACTTACCGGCACACTAGCTGCTATCTGGTACGTGCAAAACGGCACTGTCGAAGTAGATGGCCCCGGCGTGTCCGGATCCGCCGGCGCCACTTCATCAGCCGGCATGTTGCATGAGTTCGAGGGAGGAGTTTACAGCGTTGCTATAAAAAATAGCACTGGCACCACCGTGAAAGCTGCGAGGTTTACCTTTAATAAAGATAGTGAACTTTATATTAGAAAGGTCTTCAATACTGACCCAACCAAAACAAATACCGACATAACAGTCGCCGAGGACGAAGAAATATATTGGCTTGGTGAAACCTTTGATCCTCACGTCCTTAACAGTGACACATGGTCACTAGCTGTCACGGGCACATCTTACACCGGCGGAGATACGACGTGTGCTATACTAGGCCTCCAGGGCGATGTTTGGGGCGGTACAAACGGCGATTATGCCGACCGACGCCAGTCCTCTCAGGCTGCTCGCACAGGCTGGTTCTTCTCACAAGACACCCGCGGCGAGATGACCGCGTCCTTCGATCCTACTGAACATACGAAAGATTTATTTAGATTTGTGGCACACGATAGCGGCGAACATGCGAATAGAGATTTCAAGATTTCAATTCAGGATATCAAAGTTCCAACTGACAATTATAATAAATATGGTAGTTTCACCGTGCTAGTCAGAGCAGCTGGGGATTCTGACAATAATCCCATCGTCTTGGAGCGCTTTAGCGGTCTTAATTTAGATCCAACTTCTACTGGCTACATCAAAAAAGTAATTGGTGATGTAAGTTACGTATATGACGAAAACACCAAAGTTATTGTTGAACATGGTGAATGGCCTAACAGATCTAAGTATATCCGCGCCGAGGGCAAACCAATTATTGAAGGAAACGCGGAAGGCCTTCTGCCGTTTGGAGTTTATGGTCCAAGAGTGCCAATCACACTACAAATACTGAGTGGCACCACAAATCTTAATATGTCAGCTAGCGCGACGGGTGAAGCATGCGATTCTTGGGTCATCGGCCAACACGCCAACGGCCTCCCAAGTGCCTCTCTGACGTCTAGTCACGCCGCCGGTCACATATTGCACGCAGGTGACGAATTCACTGGGTCACTGCAATGGCCCACCACTAGGTGCAGAGTTTCTTCTTCCGAGGGTGATTTAGTATTAGAAACCCGTGCTTACTTTGGCTACCAATCTGTTATGCCAGATACTAGAATTTTTGAACAAACTAATCTAGATCTCCTACGCGGCCAGCCGTCTGGCATTGTTGGTGATACTAACGCAACAGCATCTCAGCATTCTTGGGTCTTTACTTTGGATGATATCGTGGTTGAAGATAATTCAGCGGTATGGACTGCTGGCTCCAGGGCCCTTGGTGATTCCAGGACCGCATCGTCATCCGCCGATACCGGTGGCCACGAAGGGCTATTAGGCGAAAATTGGAATCGCTTTACCTCCCCCATGTTTGGAGGTTTTGACGGCCTAGATGTAACAGAGAAAGATCCATTCCGAAATGAATATATCGGACTCACACCTACATCAAATACTAACTATGCTTATCATTCGATGAAGAGAGCAATTGATACTTTATCTGATAGCGAGTTTGCGGAATTTGATATTGCAACTATTCCTGGCATCACGGCCCCCAAGTTGGTAACTTCTTTGGTCAATGTGTGCGAAGACCGCGGCGACGCCATAGCAATTATTGATGCAGCCGGCGGGTATAAACCGCAGCATGAAAATGATGATGACGAGCAAACTAGATTTGAAGCAGGAACCATTGATACAGTTGTCGATACGGTGAAAAACAACTTGCAGATTAATTCAAGTTATGGATGCACTTTCTATCCATGGGTTCGTATTAAAGACAACGTCAACAACGCTGTGTTATATGTCCCGCCCTCGGTGGTAGCACTTGGCACCTTCTCAAGTTCCCAGAGAAAATCAGCAGTTTGGTTTGCACCAGCTGGTTTCACTCGCGGCGGCTTAAGCGAAGGCTCTGCCGGGTTGCCAGTGGTTGGCGTGAGAGAGCGTCTTACTTCAGCACAAAGAGATAAGCTTTACGATGCAAATATTAATCCTATTGCTAGTTTCCCAGCTGAGGGAATTGTCATCTTCGGTCAAAAGACAATGCAGGTAACTCGTTCTGCTCTGGATAGAATTAACGTGAGAAGACTGCTCATTTATCTCAAGAAAGAGATATCGCAGATTGCATCTAGAATTCTCTTTGACCAGAATGTTACAGCCACGTGGGATAAATTCACTGGCCAGGTTGTACCCTTCTTAGACGGTGTGAAAGCTGGCTTGGGTCTCACAGACTTTAGGGTTGTGCTTGACGAATCAACTACAACGCCAGACTTGATTGATAGAAACATTCTGTATGCCAAGATTTACCTGAAGCCCGCAAGAGCTATCGAATTCATAGCACTTGACTTTATTATTACTAGAAGTGGTGCTTCTTTCGATGATTAAAAATAAAAATTTAAATAAAACACTATTTATAGTAGACAAGGGAGAAATAAAATAATGCCATTTTTTTCAGATTCAGGACCAGGTGGATTCGAGCCTAAAAGAAAACATCGGTGGACTGTAAGTTTTAAACATCTTGGTAATGATTTGGTTTTCATGGCAAAAAGCGCTTCGAAGCCCAAATTTACCTCAACTCCCACGAAACATCAATTTATGAATCATGAATTCAAATATCCCGGCATTGTTCAATGGCAGGATCTCAGTGTGACGCTAGTTGACGCTTTTGAGCCGAATATAGGTAGTGTTTTTTGGAATGTTCTCTTGAACAACGGTTACGACCTTCCTACTAATTTTACAAATTCATTAATAGGATTTACCAAAACTTCAGCAGTGGCTACTCTTGGTGATGTGGTGATCAGACAATTAGACGGTGGTCATCGAGCCGGTATTTCTCCCGTCGTCGTCGACCCAGGTAATGTTGTCGGGCCCCCTGTTGGGCCCTTCATCAGAGAAGAGTGGACTTTAAAAAATGCATTTGTTAAAGATGTAGATTGGTCCGGAGAAATGACTTATTCAGGTGATTCTGGCTTGGTTGAAATTAAGGTTGGATTAACTTATGATTTCGCCACGTATGCGACCAAAAACTCTTCAGAAGGCTTGGGTCAATATCTTTAAAAGCTAACGAGAGGTTAAGATGCGCAATAATGAGAGACGTTTGGGAATGGGGCCTGGCCCCCAACCAGACGATATAGCGGGGGCTTGCCAACAAGGCTCCCCGTTGGCATTTGTGGTGCCAACAGAGTTTGTTGAACTACCGTCAAGAGGAGTGTTTTATCCAGAAGGTCATCCTCTCCATGGTGAAGACACGATTGAGATAAGATTCATGACAGCAAAGGACGAAGATATTTTAACTTCGGCGACGCTTATTAAAAAAGGGATTGTTTTAGAAAGACTCATTGATAATCTCATAGTTGATAATAGAATCAAAGCTTCGAATCTTTTTGTTGGTGATAGGAACGCCATAATGGTTGCTGCACGCAAATCAGCTTATGGTCGCCTCTATGAAACAAATATAACTTGTCCTTCCTGCAATCATTCTTCTGATGAAGAATATGATCTTGAAGAAATAAAGTATATTGGACAGTGTTTTGACGAAGAATTCTTAAAAGAAAATAACGTTAATATCAATCCGGAGTTTGGTATTTTTGAATTGCAGCTTCCCAGATCAGGTGTTACGGTTGGCCTTCGACTATTGGCCGGCAGGGATGAACGCCAGCTGGTACAAGCTAGAAAGCAAAGAGTAGAAGAAACCAATATTACTGATGTCTTATACTCTATTGTTGTTTCCGTTAACGAGGTTAACGATAATATAACAATTAAAAACTTTGTTGAATCAATGCCTGCCATGGATTCAAAATATTTAAGAAGCTTATACTCAAAATTAATTCCCAATATTGATTTTAGCCGGTTTTTTACTTGTTCAAAATGTTATCACGCAGTTGACCTGGAGGTGCCGTTTACTGCGGCGTTTTTTTGGCCTGAGTGAAAAATATATGGAAAAGGTTTATGAACAATTCTTTGTTCTAAAGCTTCATGGCGGTTGGAGTTTCATTGAAGCATATAATTTGCCAGTTGGCCTACGTTTGTGGTTTGTTGATAAGTTGGCAGAACACTTTGAACAGCGTAAAGAGGCCATAGAAGATTCTTCGTAGCTGACATATTCAACAAAAGGCCCGCAAGGGTCTTTTATTTTATTGAATTTCACTATTTACTTATACACCACAAGGGGGGATAGAAAGAATGGGCGCTCGGCTTCCAACAGATCCAAAAGAAGTTAAAGAACTAATAGCGCTTTATAAAGAATTAACTAAGGTTGGCTCAGGCGTGGTAGATATTGACGACAAGAAGTATAAGAAGCTGTCAGACATGATACTCATGGTGAAACAGCAGGCAGATGGTTATAAAGCTTTAGTAGAAGCAAAAGAAGAAGATCTTGAACTTCTCACCAAGGGCAGCCGGTTGCACACCGCGGCCCTCGATGACCTGGAGAATCTGAAACTATCCCATGAACAACTCGCCCGGGCGGGAGTACTAAGTTACGAAAAGATTACTAAGCTAGCAAAAGAACTAAAAAAAGCTAGCGACGGCACCGGAACCGCCGCGGCAGAAGCCCAAAAGGATCTTGAGGCCCTCAACGCAGCTATAGAAGAAAATACTATAAAGACTCAATTTGGGATTACAGCAAGAGATTTAGCAATTGCCTCGCTTGGCACCAGTTCGAAAGAAATACTTGCCAACCTGAAAACAAGCTTTAATTCATATGCTACCATGATGGATACTGGCTTAACAAAATACACTGCAACTATTGGCTTGTATTCTAAAGCACTTGAGTTGGCTCATGTTTCTGCACTCGGCCCCTTTAAACAGATCGGTGAGGATGGGCAGGAAACATTAGAAGCATTTGATGGTATCATGAGGGGCATCGGCCTAACCGGAGAAGATGTAGGTTCAGCCCTCCAGGATATAACAAATAATATTTCAATAATGCGCCATGGCGTCCACTCTATAGGCGATAGAGAAATTATTAGTCGTACTGCCAATTTAGTAGCAGGTATGAAAAAGCTGGGTGTCGGTACAAAAACTACAACAACCGGAATTGATCTTTTCACGAGGGCTTTAAAACAAACTCCTGCCATGGCTTTGAATAGCATGTTAAGGTTGGATGGCCTAGCTAATTCTTTGCATATTAATGTTAATCAGGCAATTCAGGATTACAATTCTTTGGCACCCACATTGGTTGCATATGGAGAGCGCTCCATTGATGTTTTTGCTGGGATGGAAGCCCAGGCTCAAGCAACCGGGATATCTTTAGCAAATTTGGATAAGTTTGCACAAAAATTTGATACATTTGAAGGTGCGGCAACAGCGGCTGGCAAATTAAATGCCATATTGGGCGGCACACATTTATCAATGATGGAACTTGTTCATGCTGATCCTGCTGAAAAATTTGAATTAATAAAACAAGCAGTGGCAGATGCGGGTGTTGCTTTTGAAGATATGGATCGTCGTCAAAAAATGGTCATCGCCGGCGCCCTTAGCATGGATGTTGAATCTGCTGCAAGATTGTTTGGTAGCGAGGAAGACTTCCAGATGGCCGGCGAAGCAATGGATACCACTGCGACAAAACAAGATGAGATGACAGAGCGCATCAAAAAAGCAACAACAGCTACAGATTTATTAAAGTTGAAATTCTCTGAGCTGGCTGATCCAATGAGAGATTACGAAAATCTTATTCGAAGAGTGTCGACAAAATTAGGAGAAGCCCCAGTTAAATTGGCGCAGGACATGCAGAAGGCCATGATGGGCTTCGGTGCTAGCGCCCAGTCTGCCGGCGAAGCAGTAATTGGTTCTTCCGGCGTAATAATCGACGGTGTATCAAAAAAGATTGAACAAGTAAAAGGCTTGATACCTGGTTCTGGCGTGCTAAAAGACCTTGGAATATTGGGCCTTATATTGCTAGGAGAAACCGGTGGCGAACTCACGAAAGACCAAATTGAAAAGATTCAGAAGAGAGTAGAAGATATACAGAAAGATGCAGCTCGCGGTCTATTGCCCAGCGCCCGCAATACTTATGATCCGAATAGGGTACTCCTCGCATCTTCCCCGTTGACTCCCACCAGCCCAGCAGTAATGTCACCTCAAAATCTTGCTGCACCTGTGATTCCAAAATTGGAATCGCCGGCCCTCGCCGCCGGAAGGCTCCCAGGACCCACCAGTCCTTCGTTGCTTGGTGAAACCCTTCAATCTCCTTCAATAGCAGGCGCAACACCAGCACTTGGACCACAAATTGTACAACTAATTGTGGATGGTAAAAAACTAGGGGAGGTGGCAATTAAACATGGTCTTACCGGCCCTGTTCTTGCGAGGATGCATTCTTAATGGCAAATAATTTTTTTCAAAATGAAAAGTTTCTTCAATATGAAACATCTTTAATCGCAAAATCAGATATTCAAGGTACACGCGGCAAATTAACACGAGTTGCCCCAGAAATATTGAAATCTGGGTCTCCCGATAAAGATAAATTTACTACTGACGGCGCCCAGCGGGGTACTTTATTAGAAATTATTCCAATGCATATCAAGAATCCGCCTAGAATCACATTTATGGCCTTTCTTGACGCTTTTACGGATACTTTAAATCCCGAATACAGCGCGCAGCAAGTATACGGGCGCAACGACGCTTATCATATCTGGAAGGGTTCTCGAAGGTCTATAAGATTATCCTGGGTGATACCTTCTAGCGGAAAGAACATGGCTTTAAGGAATTTATCTCATATTAGTTGGTTTATGGCGTCTTTGTATCCTGCGTATAAAGAAGTGGGCGGCGGTTCAAATGCCGTTTCTGCTTCTCCTCTTTTCCGGGTTAAATATGCTAATATGATCACGTCTGCTAATTATCCTCTAGAAGGTTTATTATGCGTCATCAAAAATGTACAACTCAGCCACAATAAAAAAGCCGGCTTTATATCAATGCATCCTGGGGGCCTAGGACAACTAACCCGCGACGTCGACGCCGATGAGGGCGGCCAGTTCGGCGTCGCTGCCAATATAGATCCGTTGTCCGACGGGGGTATATTTGATGATTTAATGGGCACCGTTGAAACACGTCCAGAATATTTTTTGATACCGATGGAATATAAAATTTCATGCAACTTGGATATTATTCATGAACACTCACTAGGGTGGGATCATGAAACTGGCGCTTGGCGAGGCACCTCGCCTGGAGGAAAAATAGCAGAAGCCGTAAGTGACGCCGATGTTGGGCGACTTTTCCCATACGGACTCGAATTGAACAAGGGTTTATCAACTGATAAGCCTGGCACCGAGCCACCAGAAGATTCTGGTTATGATGTGGTTGACGATCTGCCCGAAGTACCGGATGATTACAACTGCATCGACGGCAACCCTGCCGATGGTCGCTGTGACCCCAACGGCGCGGAACATACAGAGAGAATAGCCGATCTCGACGGCAGCGGCCTCGCACCTGACGCAGCTGGGGAAGAAAACACATTTGCGGCGATTTCTGATTAGGGGGTAACTTATGAGATATTTTAACCAAAACATTTATGTCAATAACGATCCTGCTTATCAACGTTATTTAAAGAAAAGAGGGATGAAACTTATTCGTCAATTTGATACACCACAATTTCGTCATCCAAGCGCAGCAGACCGCAGTCATTTTAAAAGAGCGCAGCATGTTTGGGGCACTGGTGATCGTTTTTATAAGTTGGCTGATGATTATTATCAAGATCCAGAAAAATGGTGGGTTATAGCTCTTTACAATCAAAAACCAACAGAGTTCCATGTCCAGCCAGGGCAGGTAATATATATTCCATATCCTTTAGATTCTGTGTTATACTATATGGGATATTAATCGGAGAAGAGTATGACTGAGCCGAAAAAGGATCCTGCTAGCAAAGATGCGTCTGAAGAAGTATCAGCAGAAAAAGAAAAGCAATTAAGAGAACAGAAACACAGACACAGGACTGAACGGAATCTTCGGAATGTAGAACAATATATTTTAAGTCAAAATATTAATACAGTTAGAGAATACCAAAACTCCAAAAAGGGTCTTTTTAATTATAAAACTTTTAGGCAAGTCAAGGGCAATAGTTCTGATATTGTAACCAAATTAAGGGCCATGCCAGACTTGGCTCCATTTTTTAAATTAAAAAATTCTACGTTATCTTTGATTCAGCCAAAAATTAGAATATATCGCGTTACATATGAAGAACTAGCCCCCGCTTCGGTAGAGGGTGGGACATCAGATGGCTACCCAAATGTTCGTACGATGGACAGTGCTCAGCGTGTTCCCTTACCAACTCCGTGTTATAGAGAATTTAAATTTTCAGATAATTTTGGGAATGAAAATGCTGCGTCTGTTGAGGATTATTTAGCTAGTGAGTCGACCAAGGCTACCTGGAGAAATGTTGGTTTGCAATCTTTTGATTTTAAGCAAATAGGTACCTCCCACGGCGCTATCGAACACAATATTGAGTGCAATCTTAAAATAAAATTAAAAAGTCTTAAAGATTTAACAGCCCAGCCACCCGGCGAGCCCCCTCCGGAAAAAGGTGGCCTAAGATACGTAGACTTGGTAATACATCCCGGTACTAGGATCGATAACGAAACTCAACAATTAAATCCAATGCATTACGAAATTAAAGTTTTGCTGGGATATCACTCTCCCACTAAAGACATGATTCAGAACATTAGTACCGAAGCAAACGAGAGGGAAATACTCGAAAGCTTGGAAAAGATGAATATGGTCTTGGCTCTCTCTTTAAGAGATTACGATTTTAATATAAGCGACGATGGATCTGTAACTTTAGATATCAACTATTGGGGCCGTATAGAATCGGTTTTAAATAATAGCTATGCTAATATTTTTCAAGAAACTTTTCATGTCGGCGAGAACGGCGACTTACTTTATGATCCGAAAGCTAATATAAAAAATAATTATGGTGCGATCGCCAGACTTTCAAAACAAATTTTATCTGTTCACACGGGAATGAATACTCCTTCTTGCAATGGTACAGACTGTAAAGCAAAAAAAACGTTAAATAAAATATTAAATGAAAATGAGCTGTTCAAAACAATAGCAAAAGAAGAAGAAGTCGACGGCCTGAATCCTACCGGTGCTTCGGATATGACCAAGATGTATGAGTGGTTTAAGGATGTTGATAACACTAATAAACTAATAGGATCCTTAAAAAGCAAAGCAGCTGCATTCCGAGAACGAGTTTACCAAGGCTTTATGGCTCAAATAATTGATGGGAATCCTCAGGATGCTAAAGGAAACGGCACTCGTTTATTCTGTGCCTCTGCCACCAAGAAGGATATACAAGCCGCTGTCGGCTTAATTAATTCAGCCAAAGAAGGAAAAGAAAAGAAATCTAAAATAAAAATAGATAGTATAAAAAGAGAAAGTAGTACAGCGGTCGGTGAAGCTAGCAAGACCTTGAAGATCGGCCGATGTAGTGAAATGAATATGCCAGGAACAGGGCTGGCTAAAGTTGCCGAAGCAACAGCCGGCTCGGTTACTAAAGCAGTTGAAGATGAATCAAAATCAAACGATGGTAAGAGCGATAAAAAAGAAGAGATTGATTCTTCTAAATCAAAAACAATACTAGATGCCGGTTCTGATGGCGATCATAATTATTATTTTGTATTTTTAGGAGATATAATTGAATTAGCATGTAAAAATGCTGGTATAAAGGCCATTTTTCGAAAAGAACTTCTTTTTGACCGATCCGAAGGCGACGGCGACATCCACGATTCGAAAGATCCTACAGTTCCCCATCCGGACGCTTTTATTTATAAAAAAGAAAGTTATATAACCGATGGAGAGATAGCTCTTGATTACCCACTTACTGGCGTACGCCTCTTATTGGGCCCTTTGGAATATTATGATCGGGATAAGGCTCTACAAAGAATTAATTTAGCTCAATTTCCGATAGCCTTTGATTTATTCCGAGAATGGTTTCTCCAAACTATCGTGAAGAAAAGCCGAATCAAAATGCCGATTGGTACTTTTATTACAAAAATTATTAATCAATTAGTGATGCCGGCCCTATCGAGTGACTTCATAAGAACTGTCAAGCCACGAGGGACGAGAACAGAAAGTATAAGTTTGTCACTACCTGGCCGCCAGTTAAAAGGTGAAAAAGTTAAAGTATGCGGCCGGGATGTTTCTCGTTTGGCTGAATTATTGCCAAATTGGCTTGAAATTGATGTCGACAGTGATGAGTTCAAAACCAATTATTTTGATAAAGCCAAACAAATTGTTTCTGATGAATCAATGATCCGAACTTCTTTTGACTATTGGTTGGTTCAAGTTTCTACAATAGAAGACATAACTCGACGTACCGGCCAACCATCCAAGGATATACCAGATGGGATATTTCATTTTAATATCGGTTCAGACCGCGGCCTGCTGAAGAATATGAAATTTGCAAAAAGTAAACTTGCGGGCCTAGCAGAGATGAGAAGCTTGCAAGCACTTGGTGGGGGAACAGATCAAATAGCCCAATTAAGAGAAGTATACGATTGCAATATAAATTTAATTGGTAATTCTCTCTTCACCCCGGGCATGCTTTTTTACGCAAATGCCAGCCTTCTTGGTTTGGGCGATCCTTCTGATACAAATTCTTTAGCTTACCAATTGAATTTGGGTGGCTATTTTGCAATCATGGAAACGAATATGTCCATCCGCCCGGGAGAATATATAACCAGCCTAACAGGAAAACAAGTGGGTTTCGGGAAAAAGAGGGGAAAGTAAAATATGCCGAATAAAATTACAGAAGCTATTTTTAATTCTAAAAAGAATTTAAGCAATTTTTATCCCGACTTGGGTGACATAAAACACTTTGATTTAGAGAAGAAACAACTTCTTTATGGCCGAATAGATCGCCAGGGAAACGCAGTTTATTTGGCTAGCGCAGCGAATTTAACAGAGATCTATGCAGGCGGAAGCAAAACTGAACTTGCAATTGATTTTGTGTCAGAAGCTTTTTCCGACCTGCGCGCTTATATTAAAAAAATGAGCCCAGAGATTAATAAACAAAGCTTATATAATGGAAATATAAAAATTCACAAAGCCTGGCGCGCCGGTGATCTGGAGTGGTCTTATTATAAATATGTAAATAATTTATATACTAATTTTGTTGAAGAATATTTGACAGTCGATAATCGCTTTAGAAAAATTAAAAATTTTCATGATTTCATGCATCAGTTTCTAACGTATGTTGGCAGAATAGCTTATTATTTTCCAATTACACGAACAGGTTATATCCTTTCTAATCATTGCAGCCCCTATATTAGTGGTCTGATGGTAGAAATAGCATCTGAGCTTCACGGAACAGGCAATAACAAAAGCATTATAAAATATGTTAATGATCCTAACTTTATGTTTCTTGTGAACGCTGCAAAGAAATTTGGTTTCATGGTCGACAAAAATGCTCCATGGCGTCTGGTATTTAATGTTGCCTCAGGTACAGCTCAAGCTGCGGAAGAAGCAGAAGCTTCTGGTGCAAAAAAATATATGGAAAGGTACGGGGTTCAATTCGAAAATGTTTTTGATTTTTATTATGAAAAGGCTCATCTTGCTGAACTTGATAATTTTAAAAATTATATGTTTTCTTTTTATAATACATTTTATTCTCAATTCGGTACCTACGAAGAGGTAAAATATGTTGTTTGTCCCAAGGGCCAACATGGGGGCCCAACCTTACAATCATCGTTCTCTGTTAACGATGCCATCCTTGGTCGACTTAAGACTGAGCAGAAGGCTCGCGAGCCCCTCCCACCGACTCCAGCTGGTACACCAACAGAAACTCCCGGTTTGGTGAATATATATGGTAACGAATATTGGCTAAAAATTATTTTAAAGCTTAGATTGCTAGAATCTAATACTTCCCATGATAACGGCAACTTTGATAATTTCGCAAAGCGAACAATTAGAATAAATAGGATGCTTGGGATTACGGCAGCATTAAATTATATAAATGACTTGACTAAAGGCATGTTGAAGACTAAATTTATTAAAGATGGAAAATATTGGCATGGCGAATCACGGTTTATTGGTGATCGCAGAAGAAAAGAATCCGAATCTAATATTAATTTTCCTGATCAAGTAGACATCGAATTAACTGGTGTTTTAAATAAAAAATGAGGTATCTTTGTTATTCCAAACGCTAGATAACAAAAAAGAATGTTATGCAATTTATAGTTCCGGCGATCTTTATTATTATCCAAATAATTTAAAGCCAACACACACATGGGCTTATACGCCGCACTTTAAAAATAATCCTATTGAATATGCTCAGATCTGGGCTGGGGGTAAAAACCTATCACAGGTTTGTCCTGTGCATCTTAAGGAAAAATGGGAAGATATAGAACACTCAGCAAAGGCGTTTTTAAGCTCTTTTTGCGAGGCCAAGATTAATTTAGATGATGTATGCTTTTATGATCTAGTACCAAAAAAGTTTCTTCTTGAATATTGCGAAATTAAAAATAAAATAACGAATTATGTTTTTGAACACTTCAAGAAGCCGCCCAACTATGATTTTATGCTGGATCTAGTAAAATTGGTACAAGATATAGAAAAACAAAAATTGAACATACAAATAGATAACTTAGATTATATTAATGTGAATAACAGAAAAATACTTAATAAAATTAAGAATTCATCAAACCACATTAAATATAACCCATGGGGTACAGTCACAGGTCGTCTGGCTACTGAAAAAGATAGTTTCCCGATCCTTACTTTAAACAAGGAATTGCGAACTGTGTTGCGACCCAACAATGATTTGTTTGTTGAGCTAGATTTCAATGCGGCTGAACTGCGTACCCTGTTTGGCCTCACTGGACGAAAACAACCTGCGGGAGACATCCATACAATGATCAATAAGCATGTTTTTGATTCAAAATATAGTAGAGAAGAGAGCAAGAAGAACGTTTTTGCATGGTTGTATAACCCCAAGGCAAGCAACAAAAATCTGAGCCAATATATTGATAAGAATGAGGTAATAAAAAAATATTATTTTGATGATATTGTTAAAACACCTTTTGGCCGAGATCTTCCAATTGGAAAGGATAAAGCTTTGAATTATTTAGTACAAAGTACAGCTAGCGATATATTTCTAAGCTCTGCTTTAAAAATTCATGAAATATTAAAAGACTATAAGTCCAAAATTGCTTTTTGTATACATGATAGCTTGGTAATTGATTTTTGTGCAGAAGAGAAAAATATCTTGCAAGAAATAATTAATGTATTCTCTGACACCAAGTATGGCAAATTTGAAAGTACATTAAGCGCCGGCACTAATTTTGGGAGCATGAAGAAAATTATATGAATGTAGTTGGATTGGGATCAGCTGGGTGTGCAATAGCAAGTAAGTTTGCAGAATATCCAGAATATAAAATATTTTGTATTGATACAGAAGATAAGAATTATGGTGATTCTTTTGTTAAAATAAAAAAACAAAAAGATCATGAGCAATATGAAGCGAACCATAAATCTGTCAAATTGAAACTGGAAAACGTACCAGTTCTCTTTATCCTCTCAGGCGCTGGCGATATAAGTGGCGCTTGCTTGAGAATCCTAGAGGATTTAAAAGGGAAAAAAATTAATATTTTGTATATTAAGCCAGACGAAACTTCCCTCGGCGCTGCGGCCAAGTTAAAACACAGATTAATATATCAGGTGCTGCAGCAATATACTCGGTCAGCTGTTTTTGAAAATATATGTACCGTTGATAATGCGTTGGTTGAAAAGCTAACTAAGCAAATATCGATAACAAATTATTGGGATAGTTTAAATGAGTTGATTGCGCGCACTTATCACATGATTAATATTTTTAATAATACAGAACCGCTGCTCACAACTTTTTCATCATCTCCTCCGCCTATCACGGCCAAAATGAACACTCTTGGATATGTTGACTACAAATCAAAAGAAGAAAAATTATTTTATGATTTAAAATATCCTCGTATGAAAATGTATTATTTTGCAATAAATTCAGCAGAGTTAGAGTCCAATAAAGAATTATTACACGAGATACGTGCTTTTATAAAAGATCGGAAAGAAAAAAAAGTTGACGTTGCTTTTTCAATATATTCAACTGTTTACGAGCAAAACTACATTTATAGTGTACATCACGCTTCTTTAATCCAAGAAGAAAATTTAAATTTATAGTTTACACATACTTTAGATGTTACTATTATGATAGCATGACAAACTTAGATGGTTGGAATATTTGCTAACCATACTATACCTAAAAAGGAGAAATATTATGGGTATTGATTTTGAGAAGATGAAGGCGAAGCGCGATGCCTTGGAAAATCGTGGCAATGGCAAGAGCGCTTTTTGGCGGCCGGAAGATGGCGAACAAACTATTCGCATTCTACCAACCCCAGACGGCGATCCGTTTAAGCAGTATTGGTTTCATTATAATCTAGGCAAGAACCCTGGATTTCTGAGCCCGAAGAAGAATTTTGGTGAGAGTGATCCGCTTGATGACTTCATTCGCCAGCTTTATAAGGACGGCAGTGATGACAGTATCAAGATGGCTAAGCAGCTATCAGCGCGCCAGCGCTTTTTTAGTCCTGTTGTCGTCCGCGGAGAGGAGAAGGAAGGCGTACGACTATGGGGCTTCGGCAAGATGGCGTATCGAGAGCTACTGAATCTCGTTCTAAACCCAGAATACGGCGACATTACCGATGTCAATGAAGGCGTTGATCTAGTTATCAACTATGGTAAGCCTCCAGGGGCCCAATTCCCGCAGACGACAATTACTCCTCGTCGTCGTAATTCACCTGTTTCTGAGAATGAGGAAGAGATCCAATCCTTCCTTGATCAGGTGCCTGACTACAGTACTGTTTTCGAGCGCAAGACTCCAGAACAGGTTCAGGCGATGCTTGATGAATTCTTGTTGAGTGAGGAAGATGCCGAGGAGATGTCATCTGAATCATCGAGATATAGTAGTGGCGAAACAAACTCAGTTGATCAGGCCTTCAAGGAACTGCTGGGAACTTAGTCCTCCACCGCAGGGAGGCCTGGGTTTACAGAGGCCTCAAATTTTAAAACGAGGATGTTATGGCAAAGAAAGCAAAGAAACTAGGTCGACTAAATATTGATGAGATGAGAAATCTTGTTAACAAGAGGGCCGGCATCGAAGTTGCTTATGACCTGACAAAAGATAATCCAACAAAAGTTAAAGAGTGGATCCCAACTGGATCAAGATGGCTTGACAGTATTGTTTGTCGCGGCCACCTTGGAGGTATTCCAGTAGGTAAAATAGTTGAAATTGCCGGTTTAGAGGGTTCTGGTAAATCCTATATGGCTGCGCAAATTGCAGCCAACGCTCAAAAAATGGGGATTACAGTTGCATATTTTGATGCGGAATCAGCTATCGACCCTGCTTTCCTGACTAGTGCAGGATGCAACATCGAAGATATGTTGTATATGCAACCGCCTAGTGTTGAATACGTTTTAGAAACCATTGAGGAATTGTTAGGTACTAGTGAGAACAGAATGCTGTTTATATGGGATTCTCTTGCTCTCACCCCGTCTATTAGTGATGTTGATGGTGATTTCAATCCTCAGTCTTCAATGGCTGTTAAGGCAAGAATTTTGGCAAAAGGCATGTCTAAATTAACAGTTCCTATCGCCAGTTCACAATCGACTTTTTTGGTTTTAAATCAACTTAAAACCAATATTACTAGATTTGCCGCAGAGGCCATGACCACCCCTTATGTCACGCCTGGCGGGAAAGCAATGCACTACGCATATTCACTACGTATATGGCTAACAAAACGTAAAGCAAAGGCATCCTTCATTGAAGATGAGAATGGATATAGAATCGGCTCGGAAGTAAAAGCAACGTTAAATAAAAGTCGATTCGGCACTGAAGGTCGGCAGTGCACCTTTAAAATTCTTTGGGGCGGCGAAGTCGGCATTCAAGATGAAGAGAGTTGGCTTGAGGCTATTAAGGGATCCGAATCCCTAGTTCGGGCTGGTGCATGGTATAATTTAGTTTATGAAGATGGAACAACTGAGAAATTTCAAGCAGCTAAGTGGAAGGACAAGTTGACCAATGAAAAATTCCGTAATCGAGTACTTCAAATTATGGATGAAGATATCATCATGCGTTTTGATAAGAAGGAAGGCAAAGCAGAAGAATTTTATAATATTGAATAGTCTTTTACACATATCTTAGCGTCCTTATAATATTGAAGGAGGCAGATTTGTCTGAAGAAACACAGTTTAAGAGTCGTACGCCCTTTTTAGGGAAAGCTATTCATAAGTCAAAAAAGATTGGAAGATATTTTGAACTAGCTCGGAATATGGCCTACAACAGTCCATATGGTAAGCTGCGCCATGGCGCCGTCCTAGTCCGAGGTGGTTCTGTTTTAAACACCTCCTTCAATAAAGATAAGTTTAATTCTTTTGGCTCTCGCTTCCGAGAGCAACATCGCGGCCCAGCCACGATGCATGCTGAAATTGGCTGTATACTTGGCTTATCTAGAGATGTTACTTCTGGTACTGATATCTATGTTTGTCGTATCAATAAGAAGGGTGATTTTAGATATAGCAAACCGTGTGCTATGTGCCACCAGGTTTTGAAGCATGTTGGTATTAAAAGAGTTTATTACACAACTAATGAAGATGTAATTGAGATGTATAAATTATAAACTATTTATATAAACGGAGGTTTTATAAATGAACAGTCTCAAAGCTCTTGTCCGCGAACATTTAAAGGAGAACTTGTACGAAGCAACTGTTGTTTTGCGCTCTTCTCGTGATTTTAATATTACAATAATAGCGGACAATATACGTGGCATATGTGGGATAACCGTATGCACAATCGCTGCAGCCGCCCGACCGGTCTCCAACACACATGAAAGAACTGAACTAAAAATTAAGTTTCATAAGCTGGAGCCTACGATGGAAGAAACTGTCATAAAGATGTCAAATGCGGCGAGGAAGATTGACGGGGTCTCTTCTTTTATCGTTGCAAGGGTCGAAAGAGTATTCAGTAGAATTTACAGATAAGAATAAAAGAGGAACATGAAGCGCAAGAAAAGATTACTGATCATTGATCAGTTAAACCTGTTTTTTAGAAATTATATTGTTAACCCCAGCCTCTCTCTCAACGGACAACCCATCGGTGGTTTACGGGGGTGCTTTCAAAGCATTCAAAAAATCGTCAGGGAATCCAAACCTGATTTGATTGTAATCTGTTGGGACGGCGAAGGCGGCTCTAAAAAAAGAAAATTGCTAAAGAAGGATTATAAAGAAGGGCGAAAACCAATTCGGCTCAATCGATCCGTCAAATCTTTAACAGAGCACCAAGAAATAGAAAATAAAATTTGGCAGCAGACAAGACTAATTGAGTATTTTAATTATACTCCTATGATGCAATTTATGTTTCCTGGTACAGAAGCTGATGATATTATTGCATATATTTCTCAAGCTAAAGAATATGTAGACTGGGAAAAACTTATTGTTTCAAGTGACAAAGATTTTTTTCAACTACTTGAAAATAATACAGTACTATATAGGCCAGTCCAGCGCGAGGTATTGAATGAAAATTCTATTTTAGAGAAATTCAATATCCATCCTACCAATTTTGCCATGGCAAGAGCCCTGGTCGGAGATAAGTCGGATAATATTGAGGGCATTTCTGGCGTTGGCCTGAAAACTGTTGCAAAAAGATTTCCATTTTTTGCAAATAAGAAGTCTGTAACTTATGATGATATTCTGAAATATTGTCATGAAATGGTTGAAGAGAGTTCGGTAAAAGTATACCAATCTGTACTTGAAAACGAAAATATTTTGAAAAGAAATTACCAAATGATGCAACTTTATGCTCCAATTCTTTCAATAAAAGACAAGAAGATTATCCGAGAAACTATCAAGGATCCAGACTTGTCCTTCAACAGAACAGAACTAATAAAGATGATGCTGAAAGACGGTTTTGGTGAAATTAATTTTATTGAATTGTTCCAGCATTTCAATAAAATTTGCCTGGACAGCTAGGTAAAAGTTCCTAAACTTATAGTAACAGGGTTGATGCATGATTAAAAACGATAAAATTAGTTTTTCCAAATATGGTAAACAGTTCCAGGAATCCCTAGCTCAACTGGTTCTGCAAGATCGTCCGTTTGCGGACCAGCTTGAGGAAGTATTAAACACAAATTTTTTTGAATTACAATACTTACGAGTTTTTATTTCAAAGATTTTTAGCTATAGAAGGAAGTACGGAGTTCACCCAACTGATAAGATCATTGCCCCAATTTTAAGGACCGAGCTTGATAACGAGAGTGAGGCGACACAAAAGCAAGTAAGGGATTACTTTGCTCGCGTTCTAATTAAAAATGTTCAAGATGAACAGTACATCAAAGAAACTTCATTGGATTTTTGTAAGAAGCAAAAACTCAAAGAAGCTTTGATGCAATCTGTGGACCTTATCCAAAATTCGTCTTATGATGAGGTTAAGAGAATTATCGACGAGGCTTTGAAGCTGGGAACAGATAATAATTTTGGACACAACCTAGTTAAAGATTTCGAGTTAAGATATGAATTGAAAGCGCGCAGCCCCATTACCACTGGCTGGGATAAGATAGATAAGCTTACAAAAAATGGCCTGGGTACCGGTGAACTAGGGGTTGTTGTTGCTCCGACAGGAGCAGGCAAATCAATGGCCTTGGTGCATCTTGGATCACAAGCAATAAAAGCTAATAAAAATGTGGTGCATTATACACTAGAGTTGTCGGAAGAGATGACTGGCCAACGCTATGATAGCTGCATTAGTGAAATCCCACTATCCTCTCTATTTCATAGAAAGCAAGATATTTTAGAGGTGATTACAGATTTGAAAGGGTCTTTAATCATCAAAGAGTACCCGACAAAGACCGCCACTCCAAATACTTTACGCGCTCATTTAGAAAAATTAAAAAAAAGAAATCATAAAATCGATATGATTATAGTAGATTACGGTGATTTGCTCAAACCAAGCACACATTTTAAAGAGAAAAGGAACGAACTGGAGTCTATTTATGAGCAGTTAAGGGCAGTTGCTCAAGAATATCGCTGCCCAGTCTGGACAGCATCTCAGACCAATCGGTCAGGGTTAAATGCCGAGGTTATAACAATGGAATCAATTTCTGAAGCTTTTAATAAATGTTTTGTTGCAGATTTTATTTTTTCTATCTCTCGAACGATTAGAGACAAAAATGCCAACACAGCCAGAATGTTTGTTGCAAAAAACAGAAATGGCCCAGATGGGCTTGTGTTCCCGATGTTCATGGATACAAGTAATGTACAATTAAGGGTGCTGACTCCTGTTGATAGGCCACAACAGAGTGGCTTCACAACAGATGCCACACCTCAAGAATTAGCTAAAACATTAAAAGAAAAATATAAAGATTTTCGCAAGTCAAGAAAGGAGTCAACGAATGGAGCTACCTAGTAAGATTTTATCTGATATAACTATACACATGAAATACGCACGTTACTTACCCGAGAAAGAAAGAAGAGAAACATGGGAAGAAGTCGTTACTAGAAATAAAAAGATGCACATTAGAAAATATCCCTCCTTAAGAGAGGATATTGAGCATGCTTATAAATTTGTTTATGAAAAAGAAGTATTACCATCAATGCGATCAATGCAGTTCGGAGGAAAGCCAATTGAAGTGGCTCCTAACAGGATTTACAACTGCGCTTATATGCCTATCGATCACCCTGATTCTTTTAACGAGTGCATGTTTCTCCTTCTTGGGGGAACTGGTGTGGGATATTCAGTACAAAAGCACCATATTGAAAAACTTCCCGAAATTCAGGGCCCTAGCACGAAAAGAACTCGTCGTTTTCTTATAGGTGATTCTATTGAGGGCTGGGCGGACGCAATTAAAGTATTGATGAATTCCTATTTTGAAGGAAGATCTAAGGTTCGTTTTGATTTTAGTGACATCCGTCCGAAGGGCGCGACACTAATTACTTCAGGTGGGAAGGCTCCCGGCCCGCAACCACTTAAAGAATGCCTATTGAAAATTAAAGGAATTTTAGATGAGAAAGAGCTTGGCGATCAGCTTGAATCAATCGAAGTACATGATATCATTTGTCATATTGCTGACGCTGTTCTTGCCGGGGGCATTCGCCGCGCTGCTCTTATTTCATTGTTCTCGGCAGATGATGAGGAAATGCTTGCGGCTAAGACAGGAAACTGGTGGGAAACAAACCCACAAAGAGGAAGAGCTAACAATTCTGTAGTTTTGTTACGCCATCGTATAACTCATGATTATTTC